AGTCGTTCGGTGTCTATAAAAGATAATGTTCGAGTGCTGGGTATCACTTTAAAGTACCCACTTTTAACTGGAGGGTTATATGAATCTATATTTTAAATCAACAACACTAGACAAAGAGATAGGTTGGACATGGAAAGACATGGACAAAGCTTACTGGGACACGTGGATTCCTAAGAAGTCTGATATCAAAATCGTTACAAGACTTAACAAAGAACAAAAGAAAGAAGCACTTGATGAGTTATGGGAAGACTTGCAAGGGGCTATACAATTTACACGTGATAGAAACAACGCAAGACGTAGAGCAAAAAGACTTGCACAAGTAAACAAAACGTGATACAATCTGAACACTTAATACTAAAAAACTAAACCAACGGAGGTAATTATATGTATGAGTATGTAGAAGGAAAAGCTATGTGGGCTAATGTCAGCACACCGAACACTAAGTTCGAGCCACATAAGTATGGAATTGTTGTGTTGACTGATGAAGATACTGCTACCAGATTAGAGGGTGCAGGTTTATCAAGAGTAAGAACCAGAGATGGTCAAGCTAAGTATGATGAACCGGCTTTCTCATTCAGTAGAAAAGTAGAACGACATGATGGGACTACCAACCCCGCACCTAAGTTAGTTGACGGAGACGGAAACGATTTAGATGTTAGTCTTGGTAATGGCTCTGAAGTTACTGTAAAGATTAAACCCTATACAGGAAAGTATGGTACGTTTGCAGAGTTAATAGCTGTGAAGGTTACTAATCTAATAGAATATACTGAACCAAGTTCAGATAACGAGGAATTTTAATATGATTATTACTATTAAAAATGATGATGGCGAATCAGTCTATGATGTTTCAAAGATTGAGGACGAACAGAAGAGAGCAGGTGCTAATGTATCTATCAGTAAGATAGGAACATTGAATGTATTAGTAGAGGCATTGAACTATGCTTCGCAAGGACATCAAAGCAATCTTGAATCTGTATTAAAGGATAGCCCAGAGGCTGTCGTTGAACAAGAAGAAGAAGAAACTGTAGAAGATTCAGACGAATCATAATTCATAGTGAGGGCTAACATGGATAAAACTTGGGACAAGCTACACCAACCCTGTCCACTTTGCAACAGTAGTGATGCTGTAGGAATCAACGAAGATGATTCAGCAAAGTGTTTCAGTTGCGGAGAATTTATGCCGAGCTATACTAACGCATGTGGAGGAAAGGATATGCAAACAGAAAAGATAATAACAACAACTAAACAACCTGATGTGGTAGACGAGGGAAAATTTTCAGCCTTAACAGACAGAAAAATATCTCAAGCTACAGCCACTAAGTACGGGGTTAAATGTGTACATGATTTACAAGGTAATATCGTTAAACATTTCTATCCGTTCTATAATGGACATGAGCTATCAGCTACTAAGGTTCGTAACGTAAGGAATAAAGATTTCTTTTTATCTGGAAGTTACAACGATACAGGTTTGTTTGGTCAACAGTTATTTAAAGGTGGCAAGTATGTCACTATAACAGAAGGCGAGTGTGATGCTATGGCTACCTATGAACTCTTAGGTTCTAAGTGGGCTGTAGTATCTATCAAGCGTGGAGCAAACGGAGCAGTTAGGGATATCAAGGAAAGCCTTGAGTTCTTTGAAGAGTTTGAGAATGTAATCATTGCATTTGATAATGACAAGGCAGGTAAGGAAGCTTCTATTAAAGTTGCTAGACTATTCAAACCTAGTAAGGCTAAGATAGTTACATTACCTAACGGATTCAAAGACCCTAACGACATGCTTCGTTCTAACAGACATAAAGAGTTTGTTGAATGTTGGTGGTCAGCTAAAGTTTATACACCCTCTGGTGTTATAAATGTATCTGAACAGCGTGAGAAGTTTCACAATCGTGAGAAGAAACAAAGCGTTCCTTATCCTTATGAAGGACTGAACAAGAAATTGTATGGTCTTAGGGCAGGAGAACTTGTAACTCTTACAGGTGGTACTGGTCTTGGTAAGTCAAGTGTTACAAGAGAACTTGAACATCATCTTATTAAGAACACTACAGATAACGTAGGTATCATAGCATTAGAAGAAGACTGGAGAAGAACCATTGATGGTATCTTATCTATCGAAGCTAACGCTAGGTTGTACGTTGACCAAGAACGTGAGAAGTTTTCTCAAGATGAACTAGATAAGATGTTTGATATTCTCTATGATGGAGAGAACAAGAACAGGGTGTGGGTACATTCACACTTTGGGACTAATGACATTGATGATATCTTTACTAAGCTTCGCTTCATGATTATTGGATGTGACTGCAAGTGGGTGGTCGTTGACCATTTACACATGTTAGTTAGTGCAGTACATGAAGGAGATGAAAGACGAGCCATTGATACTATCATGACTAGACTTAGAAGTTTGGTAGAAGAGACAGGTGCAGGAATCATTTTGGTTTCACACTTACGTAGAGTTGATGGTAACAAAGGACATGAGAACGGTATTGAAGTATCACTATCTCATCTAAGAGGTTCTAATAGTATTGGACAGCTTAGTGATTGTGTGATAGCCTTAGAACGTAATCAACAATCAGATGATGAGGATGAAGCAAGAACTACAAGGCTTCGTATCTTAAAGTCTAGGTACACAGGAGATGTAGGCATGGCATGTAGAGTTATATATGATGCAGAAACTGGTAGACTATCTGAAATATCAGATGAAGATATAACCTTTGACGCTAGTCTTGACGAGGCATTTTAATGGACTTAGTATTTGACATAGAAACAGATGACCTAAAAGCAACTCTGGTACATTGTATCGTTGCTCAAGATATGGATTCTGGAGAGATATATAAATTCCCTCCAGATAAATTGAAAGAAGGTTATGACATGTTAGCTAATGCAGATACTTTAATAGGTCACAACATCATTGGATTTGACATACCTGTGGTAGAGAAGTTCGGTGGTGTTGACTTGTCAAAGATACCAGTCATTGATACTCTTGTACTATCAAGACTGTTTAACCCTAACAGAGAAGGTGGTCATAGCCTTGAGAAGTGGGGTTATAAATTAGGATATCATAAGATAGATTTCTCAGACTATCTTAATTATTCTAAAGAGATGTTGGACTATTGTGTTAGAGATGTACAACTCAACGCTGTAGTATTAAAGAAACTTAGAGAGGAGAGCAGAGGATTCTCTAAACAATGTATAGCTATTGAACAAGGCGTAGCTAGGATAATGAAACAACAAGAAGTAAATGGTTTTAAGTTTAACATGCAGTCAGCTTTGTTATTACTTGCTGAACTTAGAGAAAAGAAACAAGCCATTGAAGATGAGGTTCATAATACATTCAAACCTAAGTGGGTAGACGATAAGTTAGTTAAGCCTTACATCAAGAAAGATGGAGACTTATCTAAGCGTGGACTTACAGATGACGAGTATCAAAGATGTTTAGATACAAATAACTTTGAACCTTTTATGAGACAAACACTACAAGACTTTAATCTTGGTAGTCGTAAACAGATAGGAGAATATCTTATTGACTTTGGTTGGAAGCCTGAAAGGTTTACACCTACAGGTCAGCCGATAGTAGATGAGAAAACCCTATCAGCAATCACACACATACACGAAGCTAAACTTATAGCAGACTTCTTACTACTCCAAAAGCGTATAGCTCAAGTTGATTCTTGGGTTGAAGGAGTACAAGAAGATGGAAGAGTACATGGCTTTGTAATACCTAACGGTGCTATCACAGGAAGAATGACACACAGGAATCCTAACATGGCACAAGTACCGGCAGTCTATAGTCCTTATGGTAAGGAATGTAGAGCCTGTTGGACTGTAGAAGAAGGTAATGTTTTAATCGGAGTTGATGCTTCTGGTCTTGAGATTAGAATGTTAGCTCACTACATGAATGACGAGGAGTACACAAATGAAATTCTCAATGGAGACATACACACCGCTAATCAAAAACTTGCAAACCTTGAATCAAGAGATAAGGCAAAAACATTCATCTATGCACTTATGTACGGAGCAGGAGATGAAAAACTTGGAAGCGTGGTCGGAGGAAGTACATCAGATGGTAAGAGAGCTAGACAATATTTCTTTGATAATAAGCCTACATTTAAGTCTCTTAGAGACAGAGTACAAAGAGCTTCAGCAAAAAATTATCTCAAAGGACTAGACGGTAGGAAGCTGTATGTTCGTAATCAACATTCAGCATTGAACACTTTGCTACAAGGTGCAGGTGCTATTGTAATGAAGCAAGGATTAGTTATACTAGATGAGTTGCTACAATTAAATAACATGGAATATAAATTCGTAGCTAACATACATGATGAATGGCAGATAGAAGTTCCTAAGTGTCATGCTGATAAGGTAGGGCAATTAGCTGTAGATAGTATAGTAAAAGCAGGAACACATTTTAATCTTCGTTGTCCTTTGGATGGCGAATACAAGATAGGAGGAGACTGGAGTGAAACCCACTAAAGAAGATAGAAAGAAGTTTGACATTGACTTAGAGTACGGAGAGATAAGAGAAGATAAAATAAAGGACATGCTAACTGGTAAGAAGATAGAAGTTAAATCAGAGAAAGGTATGTGGATGAAGACAGGAAACATATGTATAGAGTATGAGTCTTGGAATAAAC